AGACAGGTTCTGATGGGACTGATAATACTGTTGCGTCCGCAGTGCACACGACTGGCTCGCGGCATGACGGCACGTCTAGAACGGCTCTTAGCGGAACCAATTCTATTCTTGATTTAGGATTCAACCGATTCACGTCACCGGTATTTGGTGGTTCTGATGGATTGAATATTACCGAGAAAGATCCTTTCCGTAACCGACTGCTGGTCGACGGCACTGAAACTACAAACTATGCTTACAACACGATCAACAGAGCTGTTAACGTCTTAGCAGATCCAGAGTTCGTTGAGTTTGATATTGCCACAATTCCTGGCTGCACAAACCACTCTCTTACTGACAATTTAATTGTTGCATGTGAGACAAGAGGTGATGCCATGGCTATTGTTGACTGTAGCGGCAGTTACGAGCCCCCTCACGAGGGCGTTACTGTTGGCGTTGCGACGTCAAGAAGAACTGGATCTGTCGATAATGTTGTAGCAAACATGAAAGCACGTGGACTTAACTCAAGTTATGGTTGCGCCTTCTTCCCATTCGTTCAGATTAGAGATACGGTGAGCGATGCGATTCTATTCGTTCCGCCCTCCGTTGTTGCTTTGGGTACTATGTCTAGCTCACAACGCAAATCAGCAGTTTGGTTTGCTCCTGCTGGATTCACCCGAGGCGGCTTAAGCGAAGGCTCTTCAGGCTTGCCTGTTGTCGGCGTACGCACTCGTGTTACTTCTGACCAGCGCGACAAGCTGTATGACGCGAATATTAACCCAATTGCCAGCTTCCCTGCAGAGGGAATCGTGGTGTTCGGACAGAAGACTCTTCAGGTCACACCTTCGGCACTTGACAGAATTAATGTTCGACGATTGCTTATTTACCTCAAGAAGGAGATTTCAAGAATTGCTTCTAGAACGCTGTTTGAGCAGAATGTTCAGTCGACTTGGGATCGATTTAAGGGTGAGGTTAATCCGTTTTTGGCCTCGGTTAAAGCGGGAAATGGTCTAGTAGATTATAAATTGCTGCTAGATAAATCAACTACAACCGATGATCTTGTGGACAGAAATATCATGTACGCAAAAATCTTTATTAAGCCAGCGCGCGCAATAGAGTTCATCGCACTTGACTTTATTATTACTAGAAGTGGCGCATCTTTTGACGACTAAACTAGTTAATGTTATAGGAGAACAGATACATGGCATTTTTTACTGAGACGAAAAAGGGCGTTGGAATGAGCCCCTTTGAACCTAAAAGAAAATTTAGGTGGCTGATTAACTTTAGTAACGCAGGAACACAGTCTGAGTTTATGTGTGTCAGTGCAGCGAAGCCCGCCGCATCAATGGAAGTGCACAAGCACGAGTTTATGAATCATGAGTTTAAGTTTCCAACTAAGCTTAAGTGGCAGCCAATAACTGTCAAATTTATCGATTCTTTTTCCGCTGATATGGGTTCTAACTTTTATAACATAATGAAGTCTTCGGGCTATCTCGCCCCAACAGATTTTAACAGTTCTCTAATGGGATTCACGAAGTCTCAAATGCAGCATGCCATTGGACAGGTTACGATTAAGCAATTTGATGGTGGCTCCGTTGATGTCGAGCCTTCAGAGCTTTCAAATCTCGCCCCTGATTCTTTTGATAACGCGTTTGAGCAAGGTTCAGTGCAAGAAACTTGGACTTTGCACAATAGTTTGTTAACTTCTATTAAATTTGGTGACGGTTTGAGTTATACTGATAATGGTATAGTTGAGGTCGAGGTTGGTCTAGAGTATGATTACGCTACAATTCTCCTCGGCGGCTAAGCCATAAATTTAATATTCAGAGGTAAAAATGAGAAATAATGAGAAGCGCACTGGGCAATCAGGTGCAAGACGACCTGAAAGCCCAGCCGCAGCAGTTGCTGCGGAGCAGCCTCAAGGTCTTTCTTTCGTCGCTCCAACGGAATTTGTTGAGCTTCCTTCGAGAGGTGAATTATATCCTGAGGATCATCCATTGCACAACCAGACTGTCCTTGAGATAAAGTATATGACAGCAAAAGAAGAGGATATTCTATCTTCAGAGGCACTCCTTAGACAGGGGCTCGCGCTAGAAAGACTATTGTCTAGCGTAATTATTGATAAAAGAATTGATCCCGAGAGTTTGTTGGCTGGCGATCGCAACGCAATACTAATTGCAGCCAGGGAGAGTGGATATGGCTCTCTATATGAGACAAATATTACATGCCCTTCATGCGGCACAACAGCGCCCCACTCTTTTGATTTGAAAGAAAAAGATGTTAAACTTGGCTGCTTAGACGAGAAGGTCTTAAAAGACAATAAAGTTTCTCTAGAGTCTGGCGTCCTGCACACTATGCTCCCTAAGAGTGGAGTGAACGTAGGGTTCAGGCTTTTGACAGGCAAGGATGAGAATGAGTTGTCTAATCAAGGAAAGCAAAGAAAAGCAAAAGGCCAGCATGGAGCCATAACTGATCAACTCTATAAGATTATTGTCTCTTTAAATGGAGATGAGGATAGATACAAAATACAGCAGTTTGTTCTGTCTATGCCAATCGCTGATTCAAAACGACTTCGGAAGTTGCATAGAGATATGACTCCGAATGTTGATTTAACACAACTTTATGGCTGCACGCACTGCGGCCATACCATGAACATGGAGGTTCCGTTTAATACGGAATTTTTTTGGCCTGAGTAGTGAATACATGGAGTTTGTCTATAATGACTTCTTCTTGTTGAAATATCATGGTGGTTGGAGCTTTATCGAGGCGTATAGTTTGCCCGTTGGTCTGCGCAAGTGGTTTCTAAAGAGACTGCAGCGTCAGTTCGAGGATGAAAAAGAAGCGCTTGATAAGGCCAAAGAGGAGTAGTACGCGTTTTCTAGCGGTATACTATTTAGTTTGAGGGGGTCTGTAAGTTGGCTAATGGAATTGACGAAGAAGGCTTAAAAGATGTCTTGGCGATGATGGAAGAAGTCGCCGAGAAACGAAAGCAAATAAGAGATTTAACCGAAGAGCAGAAAAAAGATGTTTCTGCCATGGCGAATCTTATGCTGCGCAGCGAGACAGAGCTATCAAGAATAGCCAACGATCGTCGCAAAAAAGCCCTCAGGTTCGATGAAGAAGGCAAAGATGCCAAAGCGGAAGAAATGCGTCAAGAGCAGCTTCTGATGGATTTTATCATCAAGAGCCGCCGATCCGGCACTGCTGAGATTAAAAAACAGGCCGCCGAAGTTAAAAATCTTGGCTTAGATTCTGTTAAGACTAGCAAAGGCGCCGCAGAAGCTCTTAAAGACAACGCCAGCAAAGTCGCCGGCGCCGCAACTTCAAGCTACCAAGCTAGCGCAGGAGCGATTTCCGCGATTCAAGAAAAGCAGATAGAAGCTTTAGCTAAAATGTCAGGAAAGACAGCCGAGCAAGCCAAATCAGACGGCATGACTGTGCAAAATGCATTTGGTGAGGCTATGATGGGCGGCGGTGCCGGCACGCTAATAAAAAAAGGCTTGAGTTGGCTCGGCGGCGAGGTAATTGGCATAGGCACTGATTTAGTTGCAGACCAAGCTACGACAATGATGACTCACACAAAGAGAGTTATTACGGATTTGGACTCGCAATATAGCGCCTATAGGAAGCGCGTCGGCATTGATTTGCCTGATGCCCAGAAGGCCTTTCTAGGTGTAATGGACGACGGCGCCGAAATGGCGCAAAAATGGAATAGTTCAAACGAGCGTCTTGCCCACGGCCTGGGAATCATTGCCGATATCTATATAGACCCTTCAGAGGCTAGCCAAGCGCTGCAGAGCTTGACCACTGGATTGTCAAACTTTTCTGTTTTAGCGAGGGAGGAGAAAGATCGCCCCACAGCAACGATGATAGCAAATAATGTTGCCGCTCTTTCCAAACTTGGCATTGCGCAAGAAAACACAGTCAAAGCGATGGAATTAGGCTCAAAAGCCATGAAGATGAATGAATTTGACATGGTTAAGCTAGCGCGTCAAGTTACAGGTGTTGGTATCGCTCTCGATAAAGATCTAAATCAAGTCATGGGTGACTTCAACGCCATGGCTCCCGAGCTAAGCCAGTTCGGTGAAAAAATGGTTGATGTTTTCGCCAAGCTCGAAGCACAATCCAAGGCTACTGGTATCGCAGCCGGCGATCTTTTGAACACCGCGATGAAGTTTGATACTTTTGAGGGCG